AATATAGTTCAAAAATAGCAAAAGCACAGCGGAGTGCTGATGCTGACGTTCTTGTTAAAGTCATGAATGTTATCGGTCCAATGATTCAGCTTCAGCCTGAGATTATTGATAATGTTAATGGCGACTTGTTGCTAAGATATGTAGCTAAAGCTTACGGACTACCAGAGCAAGTGCTTCGTCCATTTGACGATGTTGTTCAAGATAGAGTAGAACGCCAGCAGCAACAACAAGAAATGGCAGCGATGCAACAGGCTCAGCAAATGGCTGATGTAGCTAACAAAGCGGCACCGCTTATGCAACAACAACAGGGCGCTTAATGGCCAGAAAAAAAGTCTCTACTAAACAGTTAGATGTTACTTCTGACTACAAAACTGTATTCACTTCTGAAGCTGGTAAGCGTGTCCTATGGGATATCCTACGAAACAGTTTTGTTTTAGGAAGTGTGTACTGTGATAACCCACATGAAACAGCGTTGAGAGAAGGGCAAAGAAATAGTGCTCTTAGGATTTTGTCTATATTACAAACTGATGAAAAGAAGTTACTTGAACAAATAGAGGAAGGTTTACAGTATGACAGAGAATACGGAGACGAGTGGGGAAGAGACTACCCTTAACGAAGCAGAAGCTAATTGGAAGGACGCTTTACCAGAAGATGTAAAGCAAGATCCTAGTATGCAAGCAATTCAGACAGTAGATAACTTAGCTAAGAGTTATGTTAATGCTCAGAAGATGATAGGTGCGGATAAGATTATCGTACCTAACAAGTACGCTGAAGAGAACGAATGGAAAGATGTTTTTACTAAGCTAGGTTTACCTGAGTCACCCGATAAATATGAGATAGCAGTTAATGACAAAGAAGTTGATAAAGAGTTTTTTGATAACTTTAAACAAGCTGCTCACGGTGCTGGTGTGTTACCTACACAAGCTCAGAAGTTATTTGATTGGTATAACGAAGCTAGTGAGAAAATTGTTCAAGATCAAGTTAATCAGAAGCAAGCAACAGAGCAGCAAGCAGTCGATAGCTTAAAGTCAGAGTGGGGGTCAGCTTATGATTCCAAATTAAAAGCTGCGCAAGCTGGAGTCGCCCACTACGGTAATGAAGAATTAATTGACTATTTAGAAGAGACTGGTCTTGGCAACAATCCTAATCTTATAAAAACATTTGCTAAGATTGGAGAAACTTTGTCAGAAGATGCGTTTAAAGACGGTGGGCAAACTAACTTTGGCATGACTCCTCAGGACGCTCAGACACAAATTAATAGTGTGATGGCAGATAAAAAACATCCTTACCACGATAAATACCATCCAAACCATACTAATGCAGTCGCAGAAGTTAGTAAGCTTTTTGAGCATTTAGCTTGACGCTACTCCAAATTTCATTATTATAGAATTGAGCATGAGATAATCTGAAAAGACCTCGCCTTTAATGCTCAATTCGAATCCTGTAATTTCAGGGCAATTCACCAAACAACATTTAATATTAACTTTAGTAATGGAGATAACAATGAGTTCTGAAATTACTACAGCGTTTGTAAAACAATTTAGTGCAAACGTTTTCCATCTTTCTCAGCAGAAAGGATCTAGGCTTGCTCCTTTCGTAAGAAATGAAAGCCAAAGAGGTAAGAGTGCTTTTTATGACAGAATCGGTGCGGTTACTGCTCAGAAAAGAACTTCTCGTCACGCTGACACTCCTCAACTAGATACTCCTCATTCAAGACGTAGGGTTACTTTGGTAGACTACGAGTGGGCAGATCTAATTGACGATGCTGACAAACTCAGAATGTTGATCGATCCAACTTCTGATTATGCTCAAGCTGCTATGTGGGCACTTGGTAGAGCTAAAGATGATGTCATCATTGAAAACGCTCTTGGTAATGCTTATGGCGGAGAAGAAGGTTCTTCTACAGTAGCTCTAGCTAACGCTAACAAAGTCGCTGCTTTTGACGGTACTGCTACTACAGGTAACAACCTAAACCTTCAAACTCTTAGAAAAGTAAAAGAGAAGTTTGACTCTAACGATGTTGATGAATCTATTCCAAGATACATCGCTATCGGTTCTTCTCAGTTAAACAGCCTTTTAGGTGAAACTTCTATCACAAGTGCTGACTTCAACAGTGTTAAAGCTTTGGTTCAAGGTGAGATTGATACCTTCCTAGGATTTAAGTTTATCAGAACTGAAAGACTAGCTACTCTTTCTGGGTCTTTTACTTATAACAAAGACACAGGGGCTTACGGTTCTGGTTCACAAACTTTTGATGCTGGCGCTAGAAGATGTTTTGCTTGGGCACAAGATGGACTACTTCTTGCTACTGCTAAAGACGTTACTGGTAAAATTTCTGAAAGGGCTGACAAGTCTTACTCTACTCAAGTTTATGCTTGTATGGGTATCGGTGCTACCAGAATGGAAGAGAACAAAGTAGTAGAAATCGCTTGTAACGAATCATAAGAGGGGGTAAATAATGGCTGATTTATACGGTGTTAATTACACCAAACAATATGTAAATATCCCAGCAGAAAAGATTCCTGCTGGTGAGCAAATGGGACGAGTTAGAGTTGCGTACGATACGTATACAACTACTGGTGCGATTGGAAGTGACGTTATTTATTTAATGAAAATTCCTAAGGGCGCTAGAGTTCTTGATGTTAGAGTTAAGCACGGTGCCCATGGCAACAGTGGAACTCTTGACATTGGCTGGCTTGCTTCAGACGATGCAGTAGAAAGCGAAGATACTGATGGGTTTTTTAATGAACTTGCTGTCAACGCTGCTGGATCTAACGGTATGGAGATTTCAACTGTTAACCCTGTAGGGATTAACAAAAAATTTGCAGCCGAATGCCAGGTTACAGTTAGAAAAGGTGCAACAAACACCGGATCTGCTGCTGAAATTGCTTTAGCAGTTTTTTACGTAATGGATTAATGATAGGGGCTTCGGCCCCTTTCTTTTTTAAAGGTGATTTATGTCTCTAACGACTACTGAAACTTCAATTTGTAATAGTGCGCTTATCAAGATAGGTGCTGATAGGATTAACTCCTTAACTGAAACAAATAAACGTGCTCAGCTATGTAATGAGCAATATAGTAAAGTTAGAGATGAAGTATTGAGAAGTCATCCTTGGAACTTTGCTATTACAAGAGCAGAGTTTTCTCAGTTATCGACTACTCCTGCTTTTGGTTATACTTACCACTTTTCTATTCCTTCAGATTGTTTAAGGATCTTAAATTTATCTGATGAGACTATTGAGTGGAAGCAGGAAGGAAACAAACTTCTTACAGATAGTGCAACAGTTAAAGCACGTTATATAAAAAGAGTAACAGCACCAGCGGAGTTTGATAGCTTTTTTATTGAAGCCTTAGCTTTGCGGTTAGCGGCTGACCTTTCTTACAGTTTAGTTCAGTCAACTACGTTGTCATCTTTGATGACTCAGCAGTATGAGAAACATTTAGCATTTGCTAGAAGCTATGATGCTCAGGAAGGGACACCACCGGAGCTAACTGACGATTCATTTATTGAGGCCAGACTATGAAATATAGGTATGTACAAAATGCCTTTTCAAGTGGTGAGTTACATCCTCGTTTAGATGGAAGGACTGACCTTGAAGAATATACTAGAGGCGTAGATACCTTACAAAATTTTATTACCTTTCGTCAGGGCGGTGTCGCTAGACGAATGGGGTCTAGGCACGTAAAAGATCTTTCACCAGCAGCAAGTACTAGCTATATAGGACTTTATCCGTTTATTTTTAGTAAGACAGAATCTTATGTCATATCTATTGAAATACTTTCTACTACTTCCCTAAAGTTTCAGATCTATGATCCTGATGGGAACTTAGCAAGTATTACCACAAGCAAGGACGATCCAACGGACCTTGCTACATCTAAAAACATTACGATATCAGGTCGTGGTCTATTGAATCTTACTACGGATGTTAATAAGTTCAACTACGCTCAAAGTGCTGACTTGTTTATTATCACTCATAGTTCTGGTAGAATGAAGCCTCTAGTTGTAGCTAGGACAGATTCAAATACGTTTTTTATAAAGGATATAGAAGATTATTTTTGGACGACTAACCCAGAAAAAACTTTTTTTACTCCTTTTAAAGATGCTAACGTAGACGCTGGTAAACACGCCCATGTTAGTGGATCTAATACCTCTGTCACGATAGCAATGAAAGATGATTCTTCTGGAACTAACCTAGTTCCTTTCTTTGCGGCTGATGCTACTGCTAACCATAAAGAAGCTTTTTTTCGTACTAAAAATGGTAGTAACTACAATTTATTTAAAATAAATTCGGCTAGTATACCAGCATCTTTTACCGGAAATTTTAGTTCTAATACATTAAACTCTTCTTCACATGGTTTGTTAACTGGAGATATCGTAAGGTTATCTGGCACTATTCCTAGTGGGTTATCGTCAACTGTTGATTATTACATCATAAAAATAAACACAAACGACATAAAACTTGCGACTACGCTAGCTAATGCTAGAGCGGGAACAGTTTTGACAGTACCAGATACTAGTAGTGTTACCATAAACCCAAAATTTATTTCTACAATTATTGCCACAGATTATTCTAAAGTTGGTCCTACCACCAGCCATAGTTTTAACACGGATAATTGGAATGAAAGTTCTTTTAACAATTATCAAGGCTTTCCACGTACCATTTCGATTTTTGAACAAAGACTTATTTATGGTGGTACTATTCTTAGTCCTGATACTCTATATGGATCAATGACAGGAAACTTTTTTCATTTTACTGAAACAAGATATGTTACTGGGGGCTCTGCTCACGTTATTGGAAGCAATGTTGACTTTATAGGAGACTCTGTAGCTACCGATCCATTTCAATTTACTATTGCCTCTCAAGAAGTAAACGAGATAACATGGCTTGCGCCTAGAAACCATTTAGAGGTAGGTACTCTTGGAACTGAGTACATTGTAACTGGTGGTGACAATGCCTTATCAGCTACAACTCCTCCATTTATTAAGGCGCAAACTAGTAACGGATCATCTCCTGTACAAGCGACAAAGGTAGATCAATCGACTATCTTTGTATCAAGGGATGGTAGACTTTTAAGAGAGTTTAAATACAACAATGACAACGGCTCTTATATATCTCGAAGCCTTTCAGTTAGTGCAGAGCACATCGTTAGCCATTTATTTGATGGCGATAGCACTGACGCTAGTGCAGGGATTGAAATAGTCCAATTTGTATACCAAGCTTCAAAAGGTATTATTTGGTGTCTGACTAGTAGAAACGCTCTAATTGGACTAACTTTAGATAACGATACTCAAACAGCAGCGTGGCATAAGCATGTACTTGGTGGAACTTCTGTTAAAATCAACTCACTCACTGTTATTCCTAATACTAGTGGTACTCATGACGACTTATATTTGTCATTGTCTAGAACTATAAACGGTTCTACGGTCCATAAGTTAGAAAAGATTGGGGAAGATTTTTCTCACACTAAATTAAAAAACACATCTACAAGTGACGATGATCAAGCTTATTTTAGTGATTCATCAAAGCGTGTACAAATATCTACACTTACAAAAACTTTTACAACTGTAGCTTCTAATGGAACAACTATTACAGGTCATGGGTTAGGTACTGGTACTAAACTACAGCTAACAACTAGCGGATCTTTACCAACAGGGTTGGCATTATCAACAGATTATTATCTAATAAAGAAAGATGCGAACACGGTACAATTTGCGACTACAGCTAAGAATGCTTTTGATCATATCCCTATTACTATATCTGGGGGTTCTGGTACTCATACTATTACACCAAGTGAAGCTTATATATTCCCTGGCTTTTCACATTTAATAGAAGAAGATGTTGAAGTATTAGCTGATGGATTTTATGAGCAAAACGGTTATGTACCACCGACTTTAACGGTTCTTTTTGATAAAGTTAACGCTAGTAACGACCGAATCAATCTCGTTTATTCTGGCAGTTCGTCAACGGTTATTGCCCATTACTTAGTTACTGGAACTGAGATTTATTACAAGTCTTTTGCCAACGCTGCAATAGGTGGGATAACAGAAGATACTACTTACTACGTCATAAGACATGATGACGATTATTTTGAGCTTGCTACTACATACGAAAATGCGTTAGCTGGTAATAAAATAACCCTAACTACTTCAGGTATTACAAGTGGACATTTTGAGTTCTACCCTAGCAATGCCCCAACTCGAATTGATGAGGGTGGGTTCTTACGATTAAATGAACCTGTGTCTGAAGTTATTGTAGGATTAAAGTATACTAGTAATCTTAAGACAATGAAGCTAGAAGCAGGGGCGCAGTTTGGAACTTCTCAGGGAAGCATTAAACGAAATGACTCAATTGTTCTTCGATTCCAAGGAACTTATGGGGGAAAATTTGGTATCGCTTCCAACGAAAATAATCTTGAAGAAATTGTATTTAGACCTGCCGGACACGGAATGGGTAGTGACCTTACTCTTTTCACTGGCGACAAGTTTTTGGATTTTCCAGGTGATTATGAAAGGTTCTTCCAAGTAGTAGTTGAGCAAGACAAACCGCTACCTATGAATTTGTTAGCAATTGTACACAGGGGGATAACATATGACTGATACCATATGCAATTTTTTCCCTGAACACATTGACTATTTAAACGCTCCTGATTCAAGTAAACAGGGTATCCTTACTAATTACGGATTAAAAAACTTTGTATTTATGTCTATTATAAAAAGCAAAAAGTTATTAGGAGTGTTAGGTTGTAGGTTTTTAAACAACAACACTTGCGAGCTTTACGCAATACCTGACGTAGTTCATAGCAAAAAGTATAATAAAACTTTTCACAAATCTACTCTTTCAATAATCAAAAGATTAATGACAAAGAGTACATTTAATAGATTTCAGTTCCTTGTAGATGTAGACTTTAATGAGGGTCAACGATGGGCCAAAGCTTTAGGGTTTGAATACGAAGCTACATTAAAAAAGTATGATCAAAACGGTAAGGATCAATTTATGTATGTGAGGTTTAAGTAATGAGCATACCTGGCGCTGTATTAGCGGCAACAGCCGTGACATCTTCTATATTGCAGGGACAAGCGCAAACTGCCCAGCTAGAGGCGCAACAAGCTGCCCTTGAAGATGAAAAAAAATATTTAGATCAGCAAAGAGCTTTTTTAGATGAAGCTAGGGATGAGGAACTTGATCTGTTCCAAAAAGATACGGCTGAGTTACTTGGGGTTCAAGAAGTTTCTTTTGCTAAGGCTGGCGTTGAAATGTCAGGTAGCGCCCTTAGAGTTTTAAGGGAAACTGCTCAAGAAGCGCAGGAAGAAGAAGGAAGAATAATAAAACAATATGCCCATTATAAAACTATGAACGAAATGAAAAGAGATGCGGCTAACAGACAGATATCAAATATTGGCACTCAAAAAAGTGGTATACCGCTTCTTACAGGTATCTCAGCTATTTCTGGAGCCGCTACTGGCTATTATACTGGAAAGAAACTTACATAGAGGATTATAATGATTTTTATACCACGTTTTAAAAGTAGAAAAAGGTTAGATACTAGAGGTGGTATGTCTGCAAAGGTACCAGCGAAGATTAGCTCAGCCGGTGCTCAACAACAAGTAGCCGCAACAGTTTTAGGAACAATAGCCAATAAAATAGGTCCTACTCTTTTAAAAATTTTAAAAGATGAAAGAGATGAAGAACAAAACACGTTTGTAACAAATGGGCAAAAAGAATTAAATAATCAGTTTAGCGGTTTATCTAGACAAGCTTCAGCCGAGCAATTTGACGGCTCAGTAGGTACTGCTTACAGAAAGTTACAAGAAAGTGACGTATATAAAGATAATCAAAAAGTAAAAGATGCTATAGACTTAAAGTTTGCAGGGATGCAGCAGAAGTTTAATGCTAATTTAACTACTCGTACCTATAACAAAATTT